AAAATCCTGAGCGTGAATGGATAGGTCTGACGGACAAAGAACTTGATGATTTGCATAGAGTGTTAAAAATTCGGCTTATGGGAACTTTTCAAATTAAAGATATTTACCGAGCCATAGAAGCCGAACTGAAGGAACGCAATACATGAACGAATATTGGTTTCAACTGATTACAAATCTAGTGTTGATTGCTGCCATCATTTATTTGATTATGAATGATCACTACTGGTTTGCATTTTTTTTATTTTTGGGATTAAGAGTTATGGGAGAGAAAGATGAAAACACCTGAAGACGAAGAGTTCGAGCGCATTGAAAAAGAATCAGGATGGCGCAAGCGGCAAATACAAGAACCGCGTTGGAGAGAATGGTATGGGTTGCTCCCTGCTGACATGCAAGACCCAAGGACACACAACCTCGACTTCATTGATGGCGCCAGATGGGCAGAACAAATATTGAAGGACAGAAACACATGAAAAAAACACAGGGCGGTAGACGCGAGGGTTCAGGACGCAAGAGAACACAACTCAATGAGCGTAGGGTGTGGACGTTGAGAGAGCGTGGCTTGTCTTATCGAGCCATCGCCGAGGCCTTCCAAGTACCTACCCACATCATCCAATACTATTTCACACACATCGCACCAAAGGAGAATCCATATGGCAATGACGCCCGAAGCAAAAGTTAAAAAGAAAGTCAAGGAGTTGCTTGACACCATTGGCGTGTATCACTTCTCGCCCCCCGGTATGGGGCTTGGGCGTGCGGGTATACCCGACATCATTGCGTGCCATCGAGGACGCTTCATAGCCATTGAATGCAAGGCCGGAGACAACCAACCGACTGCCCTACAATCGCGTGAACTGGAGGCAATTACAAATGCAGGGGGACTTGCTTTTGTTGTTAGAGAATCAAACTTAGATAGACTAAAGGACTTGGTATGGATGCGAATGAATTAGAAAAGGGCTTTCAAAAGCTCGTGCAAGATATGCCCGACGAAACTAAAGAGCATTTTAAAAATGTGATTGTTGCTCTCTTGGCTTGCTATCTTGAGGATGGCCCGAGCTGTGTGATACTCATGGGCAAAGAAGGTGGGGATGAGTTGGGCTTTATAACGATCAACGCAAACGTCATGGACGCACACAACTTGGTTGCCAAAGGTTTTGACGCATCAAACAAATTTAACATGGCGGATGCACCGCCAAAGGAACAATACAATTGAAACCATATGACCGCATATTAACGATCGACTTCGAGACACGGTGGGACAAGAAGAACTACACGCTCTCCAAGATGACCACCGAGGAGTACATACGAGATGAGAGATTCAAAGCGTTCGGAGTTTGCGTTCATGAATATGGAAGCGACGACCCAATTGAATGGTTTAGCGGACCAGAATTACCTGAACTCTTTTCAAGTATCGACTGGGGACGAACCGCAGTCCTTGCTCATAACGCACAGTTTGACGTCGCTATACTCGAGTGGGTATATGGCGCCCGACCCTGCTTCATTTTCGATACGCTGTCAATGGCGAGAGCTTTGCGTGGCGTGGAGGTTGGTAATTCCCTCGCGAAACTTGCCAGTGACTTTGGGCTGCCCCCAAAAGGGGCGGCTGTTCATGATACTGATGGGCTGGTCGAACTCTCCGAAGAGGTCGAACGAGAACTCGCTGAGTACTGCAAACATGATGTGTATTTGTGCGAGGAGATACTTACGCGACTTGCGCAACGTTACCCAGTATCAGAGTTAAAGCTCATCGACATGACTTTGAAGATGTATACACGCCCGACGTTAATACTCGATCCACTCATGTTATCCAACGCAATTGAAGAAGAAAGAACATCACGTGAAGCTCTATTACAGAAACTCGGCGTTGAAGAGGTTGAACTTGCGTCGAACCCAAAGTTTGCTGAACAGTTACAAAAGCTCGGTGTGGTTCCCCCGAGTAAAGTATCTAAAACTACCGGGAAGCAAACGCTTGCGCTTGCTAAAAACGATGCCCTCTTCCAGACGTTGCTTAACGGTGAACGTGAAGACGTTGCCCTTTTATGTGAAGCGCGTTTACGCGTTAAGTCAACGACAGAACGCACGCGAGCGCAGAGGTTCTTGGATATCAGTCAGCGAGGTAGTCTTCCGGTTCCGCTCTCGTATTACGGCGCGAAAAGTGGACGCTGGTCGGCAGCAAAAGGCTCGGCCATCAACATGCAAAACCTCAAGCGTGGCTCATTCCTACGCAAAGCGATTATGGCTCCCGAAGGGTATCAGCTTGTGGTCGGCGATCTCTCGCAGATTGAACCGCGTGTCCTCGCGTGGCTATCAGATTACACTGAGATGCTCAACATCTTCAGGGCAGGCGGTGATCCTTACGCCGCTTTTGGCGCGCAGATGTTTAACATTCCCAATCTCACTAAGGAAAGCCATCCCGATCTACGGCAGTCTGCGAAAAGCGCACTCTTGGGTTGCGGGTACGGCCTCGGGTGGGCATCGTTCGCATCACAATTGTTGGTTGGATTCCTCGGCGCTCCCCCTGTTCGCTATGAGAAAGCCTTTGCCAAGACGTTAGGGGTTGACACGGAATACATCGAGAGATTCTTGGAGTGGGATGAGAACGCCAAACGTTTGGAAGAAATACCACACACCTGTAGCGATCAGGAGCTGTTGGTGCACGCTGTTGCAGCCAAGAAGATCATCGACATTTATCGTAGCACCGCGTATCAGGTTGCCTCATTTTGGGAGATGTGCTCGGGGCTTTTGGAGAAGTCGTTGTATGGTGGCGAAGAGCGTCAGTACAAGTGCTTGACATTTCGCAAGGAAGAAATACAATTACCCAACGGCATGAAATTGCTGTACCCCGATTTAAGAATTATTCAAGATGATAAAGGTAGGAGCCAGTACGTGTACGGGCCAGACGCTACCAAGCTGTATGCAGGAAAGATAACGAACAATGTCACACAGGCACTTGCACGCATTGTGATGACAGACGGAATGCTCAGAGTATCCAAAAGATACTTCATAGCAGGTACGGTGCACGACGAGCTAATCGCCGTCGTGCCAGATGCTGAGGTGGATGAAGCCAAGACTTGGGTCTTGGAGCAAATGACTATGGCGCCGCGCTACATGCCGGGTATACCCTTGGATGCCGATGGGGGTGCGCACCGTAGATATGGGTTAGCTAAAAATTAAAACGAAAGAGAGAAACAAATGGTAGAACAATTACCACGCAAAATTAAAGTTGGTACAAAGTGGTACTCGGTCGAAGTGGTTGAAGCGCTTCTTGATAAAGGCGAGATGGGTAGGGTTAACTATCCTGAGCAAAAGATCAAGATTGGCGCCAAGAGTAATTTGACTGGCAAGAAGTACAACAAGGACCAAATCAAGGAGACGTTTTGGCATGAACTTGTGCACACTATTCTTGTTGACATGGGCGAATATAAACTCAATCGACGAGAAGATTTTGTAGAAGAATTTGCTAGGCGTTTATCAAAAGCCATTCAATCAGCGAGATTCTAATGAAAGTAACATGGTCACACAGCTCCCTCAAAGAATATGAGGGATGCCCCCGCCGATACCACGAGGTCAAGGTACTCAAGAAATTTCCATTCAAAGATACCGAAGCCACGTTGTACGGCAAAGAGTTCCACAAAGCAGCAGAAGATTACATCAAGGAAGGCAAAGACTTACCCGAAGCATTCATGTATGCACAAGGCGCGCTAGACGCTTTGAACAAAAAGGAAGGGCGCAAACTGTGTGAGTATCAGATGGCGTTGAACATTGATCTTAAACCAACCGGTTGGTTCTCAGAAGATGTGTGGGTTCGTGGAGTTGCTGACTTGCTTATAGTTGACGACGATAACTTAACTGCTTGGGTCGTGGACTATAAGACAGGTAACAACAAGTACCCAGATCGGGAGCAACTCAAACTCATGTCACTCATGGTGTTTGCACATATGCCCCACATTCGGAAGATCAACTCGGCTTTGTTGTTTGTGGTCAAGGAAGACTTTGTAAAGCACAGCATGACTGTGGAGCAAACTTCCAGTGAGTGGTGGCAATACAGACAGCGCATCGCTAGAATTGAAGAAGCCCATGCAACAGGCACGTGGAATCCAAAATCATCTGCGCTGTGCCCGTGGTGTCCGGTGACTACTTGTGAATTTCATCCAAAACATTAAGGAGTAAATATGGCAACCAAACGTAAGTCAAGCGCAGAAAAGATTGCGTACAACGAGAAGTATGAATCAAGTCCTAAAGAAATTAAGAAGCGTGAGGAAAGAAACAAAGCCCGCGCTCTTGAGATGAGACTTGGCAAAGTCAAGAAGGGAGATCAGAAGGAAGTCGATCACATCAAGATGCTTGACGCCGGTGGCAAGAACGTTGCCAAGAACTTGCGGGTAGTACCCAAGAGTGTTAATCGAAGTTGGCGTGATGAACACGGCAACATCTACGGCAAGAACAAGAAGTAAGAGAGAAGCAAATGGAAATTGTAGAAAACAAAGCGCTGTTATTTAAAACACGCAACCCTGAGAAGTATGGCGTTATACCGAAGCACAAGGTATTTGAAGATGAAGATGGCTACAAGGTAGCCGTCTACTGGGGACTTGAAGAAGCACGCGTGCTCAAGAACTTGGGCGTTAAGAACGTGCCGTCCCCCATCAAGCGCAACTACACATGGCCCGGTCGCTTCACGCCCATGCAACACCAGATCGAGACGTCATCGTTCTTGACTCTACATCGCAGAGCCTTTGTGTTCTCAGAGCCCGGTACTGGCAAGACGCTATCTGCTTTGTGGGCAGCCGACTATCTGATGAACATCGGGCACGTGCGTAGGTGTTTGATTCTTTGCCCGCTCTCCATCATGACCTCGGCGTGGCTATCAGACTTGAACAACAGTATCATCCATCGCTCTGCCATTGTCGCGCACCATCCGCAGGCTACCCGCAGGATTGAGATGATCCAACAGAATTATGAGTTTGTAATCACCAACTACGATGGTTTGAACTTGGTTGCAAATGAGATTAACAACAACGGCCAGTTTGATCTTGTTATTGTTGACGAAGCAAACGCGTACAAGACAGTGACCACCAAGCGTTGGAAGGCACTCAAGTCAATCATTCACCCCAACACGCACCTATGGATGATGACCGGTACGCCTGCGTCCCAGTCTCCTGTGGATGCCTACGGCCTTGCCAAGCTCGTCAATCCAACCAACGTTCCCATGTTCTACACAGGATGGAGAGACATGGTTATGAACAAAGTCACGATGTACAAGTGGGCGCCCAAGCCCGAAGCAAAAGACTTGGTGCACGAAGCCCTGCAACCTGCGATCAGGTTTACCAAAGATCAATGCTTGGACTTGCCTCCCGTGATTACCATGACGCGCGAGGTACCACTTACACCACAACAAGCCAAGTACTACAACCTGCTCAAAGATCAAATGCTTGTACAAGCGGCAGGGGAAACCATTAGCGCCGTTAATGCGGCGGCATCTGTATCCAAGTTATTACAGATCAGTTGCGGTGCAGCATACACCGATGACAAAGAGATCGTTGAGTTTGACGCCACGCCAAGACTCAATGTGCTTGAAGAAATATTGGAAGAGACTAATCGTAAAGTAATAGTTTTTGCTATGTTCCGATCAGTTATTGATTCAATATACAACCATTTACTTAAGCACAACATAAGTGTTGATTTCATCAACGGCGCAGTTAGCCCAACAAAACGCTCGGATATTATTCGCAGGTTTCAGAATGAAGATAGCCCCCGCGTACTGGTTATGCAACCGCAAGCAACGGCACATGGAATAACCTTGACAAGAGCTGACACCGTGGTATTCTACGGACCCCTGATGAGCGTAGAGCAGTACACGCAAGCGATCGCAAGGGCTGACCGCAAGGGACAGAACTCAGACAAGGTAACTGTTGTACATATTCAAGGCTCACCCATTGAGAAGAAAATGTTCAAGGCCTTGGAGAGTAGGGTGAGTGATAACCACTTAATCACTCAAATGTTTGAAAACGAAATCAGTATAAATAAGGAGTTGCAATGAAATAAATAACTGCTACAATGTCTAACCCTTGACAACATAAATAAACGAAAGAGAGAAACAAATGGAAGTCGAAACAGAAACTGTACCACTTGAAAAATTAGTTAAGATTTATCGCAAGATAAAAGAAAGAGTCGACACTCTTACCAAAGAGTACGACACGCAACTTGAAGAACTCAAAGCACAACAAGAGGAAATTAAGTTTGCGCTCAAAGACATGATGAAGTCCGGCGGGGTTTCATCATTAAAGACTGCCTACGGCACTGTCAGTTTGATTAACAAGACCAAGTATTCAACTAACGATTGGGATTCATTCAAGACCTTTGTGGTCGAGAACCACGCAGTCGATCTGTTGGAGAAGCGTATTGCCCAATCTAACATGGCGCAGTTCCTTGCAGAAAATCCCGGTGCAGTTCCTCCGGGCTTGAACTCCATCACGGAGTACGAGATTCGTATCACAAAACCATCAAACTGAAAGCATGTCACATGAGTAACATATCTGTATTTAATCCTGCAAACGTACCTGCCTTTGCACAAACAGGCGAACTATCTG